AAGGCACTTAATTATGGTGCTGAAATGAGTGTTAACGGGAATCAATTCATTCTCGGTAATCAAACATATACCTCAAACTACGAAATCAGTTTGGTATGCACCAATGAGAATCAAAATGAGTACGAAGTAATCGTATCTAGAGTAAGTTCTTAAACAAAAACAAGAGTAATTATCGCATATCGCGATATGGAATATAGCTCATTCATATCCTAAATAAGGCTCATAATCAAGACAATTTGAGCCGAATAGAGTTATTAATTGGCTCAAAAAGTAAACAAATCCGTTTACAAAAGTTATGTAAAGTAAACTGATAACTTAACAAAAGACTAGAAATTATGAAAGGAATTTTTGTATTAATATTCACAATGGTAGCTATTTTAGGTTATCTATATTATGAAGCATTCTATAAAGATGAAAACTAAGATGAACTTAAAAGAACTTTAATATGTATCAAGGAGTGTTGACAGATAAGGATAAAGGAGAAACTATTAGGTTTAGAAATAAATCCATATTTGAAGTAATGATTCACTTCAGTATGCTTATAGAAGATTGCGATTTAGAAAAGGTTCAAATTAAAATAGTGAAGAAACCTAAGCTAAAAGAGCAATAGTATAAACTATTACCATTACAAGAGCATATATAAACTTTGTGGATTTATTCATAAAGCAAATATATTAAAGAGTAATTTAAAGAGTATTAACTTAACATTAAAAAACCATTAATTATGGGTAAAATGAAAGAGCTGTTCATTAAAGAGCGTAACGAAGAAAATGAGATGCATTCTTATATAGAACAACAAATAACAATAAATGATGTAGTAGAACAAATAGCAGAAGCTATAGAAAAACTTACTACCGCAGCAACTGAACAAGGTAAACTTTTAAGAATAATGACTGACAAGATTTTAAATCTAGAGAGTCGAGTAAAACAGCTAGAAAATGATAGAAACTAATGAACTTATTAAAGTTAAACATCCACCCGTCACAAAGTTTGTAACTGATCATACATTTAAGTTACAATTCGGTTGGGAAGAATACCCAAAAATTAACCCTTCGCGTGTACCACAACACATGGAGACATATAAACATCCTAAAAATCAAGGAAACAATGGCAAAAATAGTAGATTTTAACGAATTAGGCATGATAAGAATGCCTGATCAAACAGACACTTACATACCAGTAAGTCACCAAGAATTATACACAAGAGTTAAAGAAGCAGGTATACAGCATTATGGATGTAATCCCTACGAAGAAAAATTAGAAGTGAACCATAGAGGCCAACAAATGTTTGGTAGTCTAGCGTTTCACAGCGGATCTAGTTTAACAGATGGTAGTGGAATGAGCAGAAGCATAGGCTTTCGCAACTCGTATGACAAAACATTACCTATAGGTGTATGTGGTGGAGCACAAGTAACAGTATGTTCTAACCTTATGTTTGTAGGTGATATAATTAAGATGCGTAAACATACACAAAATGTGCAAAAGGATCTTGATACTTTGATTCAAAAGCTATTTGACGATGTTGATCGTAGATTTAATATAGCTCTTGAAGATAGACAAAATATGCGTGAGATAGAATTTAGCGATAAACAAGTGGGAGACTATTTAGGTCAATTATTCGTAAATGAGCACATTTTAAATGGTTCTCAGATGAATAAAGCAGCTAATGAATGGTTTGATTCCCCTGTGTTTAAAGAGCGTACTCTATGGTCAGCATATAATGCTTGTACTGAAGCATTGAAAACTGCACATCCAGCAAATGTTTTGGAAAAGTACACTAAATTGCATACATTTACAGAAGAATATGTCTTAAAAGATTATAAAGAGCATGTTGCTATTCAAATGGCAGATATAGAAGAAACTCAAAATAGTCTCCACTGGCATTAAAATAATGTAAGTATGAAGGAGAGTCCATATAAAGGTAAAAAGTTAGAAATGTATGAAATTTATAAACTTTATCAAGTTTTAAAATTTTATTATGATGACTTAAATGACTTACCTCCGAGTGCTATAGCAGATATAATGAAGGTCGAATTTAGTTGCGAAGTAACTGAAAAAGACGTATATTTATATCTACTTACAGCACCACATTGGGACTCCGACGGCAATTTAAAGAGTTATGATTGATTGTATCAAATGTGAAGAAGAATTAAGATGTCTACCAGACGAGGTTCTGGTAGATTTAACGGAAGAGGAACTTGATAAATACCTAAATTGTGATGAAAGTATCTTTGAACTTGACCAAGTTGAAAGGCAATCATCTTACTCCTAGTGAATTTGTTTATATGCTTCTTAAAAGTGAAGGAGATAAACAAACTCAGAAATACTTAGAAATCCTACCTATAGACAGTGTAAAATTACAGACGCGAGGCTTTGTTAAAATCATGCCCGATCAGTCTCTTACGCTCCGTCAAAAAGCATTGGATCTATTTAAAGTACGAGGATGTGAGGATTGTTGGAATCAATTTGCAATTGCCTATCCTAGAAAGGATCAAGGCAGACCTCTACATAATGACATGAAGCGTAATAAGCTTAAATATATATCATTAATAGAGAAAACACCTGGACTACATGAAATCATCATTAAAGCTATTGCAGCTGAACATGAAGATAGAAAGCAAGCCAGCTATACTAACGAGTTTCGTCCGCGTTGGAAGATGATGAGCTCATACTTAAACCAAGACGCTTGGACTATGTATGATGGAATCGAGCCTCCAACACCAAAAGACGAACAGAATTATGGAGAAGATTTAATATGAGCGAGGAACATAAACCATTACCTTGGCGCCATATATCTAAAGCCTCTAATGCAGCATTACGCTATATAGATGGCAGAAGAAAAGGAACTATTAAATCTCTAACCACTCCATGGAAAAAGTTTAACAGCATTTCTATGGGTGGAATTGAATGGCAGACTATCACAACTATTGCTGGTATGTCTGGTAGCGGTAAAACTGCAGTATTAGGCCAACTTGAAACAGGATTGAAAGATCTCAATCAAGAGGATGATTTTGCAATACTATCATTTAACTTTGAGATGCTATCTTCACGGCTTATTGGTCGTAAACTTAGTAATAAGATGAAACTTACTACACAACAACTCTATAGTGCATCAGAAAGCTTCACGCTTAATGATAATTACTATATGAACGCTGTACAAGAAGCTCGCAAGTTAAATAAGTATGATATAAACTATGTAGATATTCCAGGTAGTGTTAAAGCTTTAGAGGCAACTATATTAGCCTTCTCTAAAGAAAAAAACAAACCTGTTGTAGTTATGTTGGATCATACTTTATTAGTAAAAAAGGCAGGTGGAGCACAAGATAGAGATTTACTCTATGATTTGATGGCTATGTTTAATGGATTAAAAAAGGTTATTAGAGTGGCATTCATTCTAATATCTCAAATGAACCGTAATATAGAGAATTCAGAACGTATCCAAAACCCTGATTTACATTACCCTAAGAAGCAAGATATTTTTGGTGCAGATGCATGTTATATGTATTCTGACATTGTTATCGTAACACACAGACCAGAAATGCTTGGGATTAGGGCATACGGCCCAAAGAGATGGCCTACAGATAATGCTATATTTTGGCATTACTTGAAGGTTAGGGAGGGCGAGCCTTGCATTGCTTTAATGGAGAATGATTTGGCTCATAATCAAATATTAGATGCTAAACCACCAACCTATTCAAGCAATGAAAATCAAAAAGTACGAGAAGAAGGTGTCGTCGATCCTCCTTCACAAGCCTAAAGCTAGAGACTGCGACTATGTTCTGTATGGTTTTATATTATTGTCATATAATGTCAATATACATACTCTAAACACTAAAGATTTCCTAAAAGGTTTACATGATAAAAGCTATCCTTCATTTGAAGGGGTGGGCCGCTGTCGTCGTAAACTTCAAGAAAAACATAAAGAACTTAGAGGTACCAAATGGGATGCGAGACACGCAGAAGAAGAAAAAGTAAAAACCGATTTAAATTTATTTTAATGGCACAAGAGGTATTAATAGTTGGCGCTAGTGGAACAGGGAAATCCACCTCAATTGAGAACTTAAACCCTGAGTCAACATTTATTGTAAATGTAGCCCGTAAGGCGTTACCTTTTAGAGGATGGAAGGCTAAATATCCTGTATTCAACAAAGAGAATCCTGAAGGTAATTTCTGTTCTACAGATATACCACATGAAATTCTCGGTTGTTTGAATTACATTAATGAAAAACGTCTTGAAATTAAGACGATTATTATTGATGATTATCAATACACAATGGCTAATGAATATATGCGTAGAGCTAATGAAACTGGGTTTAAAAAGTTTACTGAGATTGCTCAGAATGCTTGGTCAGTTATCAATGCAGTTAAAACTATGCGTGAAGATTTATTAGTTGTATTTATGATGCACTCAGAAGTTACATATGATGCTCATGGTAATAAAGTTACCAAAGCTAAGACTATCGGTAAAATGATGGACAATGTAATTACTCTTGAGGGTATGTTTACAATTGTATTGTATACAGATGTTACAAAGGGCGAAAATGGTATGGAGTATTCATTCATTACAGAAAATGATGGTACTAATACTGGTAAAGCCCCGAAAGACATGTTTGGATCTGTTAAAATTCCAAACGATTTAACATTGGTGGCGAATGCTATCGAAGAATATCAATAAGTAATTAATTTTTAAAAGAGAGAAAATGTCAAAAAGAAAAATGCCTGCAAAATGGACACCAGAGCACACTATTGTGCTACAAGAAGGAATAGCTAATGGTAGAGCTTTAGCTACAATAGCTAAAAAATTAAAAGTTTCTTATAGTACTATTTATAGAAAGTATAGGATGATTAATTCAAAGTCTCCTAAAATAAGTAATACAGTTGGAAGACCTAGAAAAACCTTTAATACTAGTAACACTACTAGAACTATTACAGGTAATGTATCTATTATACACGATGCATTCACTATCACAACTCAAGGAAAATCAATAACCATTAAATTGTAAATTATGTACGGAAGTAACGTAGAAAGTAATTCAACAGGCGGAGTAATGCCAGTAGTAGGTATCGTAGAAAACTGCGAACTAGTAAGTGTATCCTTAAATATGGATAAAGGTGGACGTTTAGACTTTGAGTTTAAACAACCAAATGGTGCAACAGTTAAGCATGCGGAATTCCCTGCTAATCCAGACTTTGGAGATGTAGAGAAGCAAGCTACAGATGTATCTCGTCGTGTTAAGCATATTGCCACTAAATGTATGACTGAAGCAGAATTTGTTATAGATAATGTAACAACATTTGCAGAGTATGGTAATAAAGTTATAAGCCTTTTTGGTCAAAAGTTTATGGGTAGAAAATTTAGAATGTTATTTATTTACAAAGGTAAATATGTATCACTTCCTAAATTCCCTAACTTTATTGAAGGTATGGATACCCCTGCAGAGAAAACTAATATCTATATTTCAGATTGGAATAAAAAGAAATTAGTTAAACCTGAACCAGATGCTGCTACCCCAGCTCCAGAAACAGTACTAGCTACTGGTGGTGCTGAAATGCCGTTCTAATGTACGGAAGTACGGTAGTAGAACTAAGTGAAGATGAGATTCTAAGCAGGGTAACTTGCTTAGACATCTTCTCTTATTATATAGGTAAAGATTTTAAGTATGGGAGAGCTATGTGCTCTCCTTTACGTAAAGATAAATCTCCTTCGTTCACTATCTTTAAGCATAACAGCGGTAAATATTTTTATAAAGACTTTAGTACTGGCGAGACTGGTGATTGCTTTACATTCTTAACTAGAATGTTTGGTCTCACTAGATTTGCTACATATCGTCTTGTAGATAATGATTTTCAGTTGGGTATTTCTAATACATCTTTTGTAACACCTACTAAACAATTTATAGGTAGACATATAAAAGAACTTGAAGATGTTGAGCCCACTTCTACTACTATACAAATTAAAACACGTTCTTGGGACTCTAAGGAAGATAAAAAGTTTTGGTCTAAATATGGTATTGATTGTTACATACTAGCTAAGTTTAATGTTAAACCTGTAGAACATGTGTTTATCAATGGTAACTTAATAGTTAGTGCTAACAAATACAACCCTATTTATGCTTATGATTTTGGTGATGGAAAAATGAAAATATATCAACCATATAGCAAAACTTACAAGTGGTTAAGTAATACTAGCGTGTCAGATCTTCAAGGTTTGAGCCAACTGCCTGACAGCGGAGACACGTTAGTTATTACTAAATCATTAAAAGATGTTATGTGTTTAGATATATTTGAAATTCCTTCTATTGCTCCTTCTTCAGAGAGTTGTATTATTCCTGCAGATATTGTAAGTGATTTATATAACAGATTTGGTAAAATATATATACTATATGATTTTGATCGCACTGGCGTAACTTTTGCGAACAAACATAGAAAATTATATGGATTTATACCTCTATTTTTTACTAACGGAAAATTTAGTACCTTTGATTACAAAGCAAAAGATTTTTCGGACTTTATAGCTCTTAACGGAGTTAGAAGTGCGGCCGAACTAATAGAACATATATGCCAAGAGGAATATTCATCCCAGGAAATGTCCCGTCAAGTAAAAACGGTAGAAGATGGACAGGAAAATACTTTATAGTATCTAAACAAACTGCCCGATATTATAAGACAAGTAAAAATTACTGGATTGAAAATAAGAAAGAATTTTTAAAACTATTGAAAGGTAGAGATTCGCAAAATAAAAAACCTTATAGAATATCATTTAAATTTGTACGTAAAAGTAAACACAAGTTTGATTACATCAATCCTGCGCAAACTATACAAGATGAAATGGTAAAATATGGGTGGATTAGCGATGATAATGCTGATGAAATACTTCCAATATTTTTAGAATACGAGTACGATAAGCATAATCCAGGAGTTTATATTAACGTTTTAAAATCTTAAATATGCCTAAAATTAATATTAAATACCCTAAAGAGTTTAGAGAGAAATGTTTTAATCATCTCAGATTCTTTATGGATATTAGATTGCTCACATCTGCAATAGATTATGGGCATGATAATATTGTACGGTATTACTTAGAACAAGCTTTAGAAGATTCTGAACTATATATTAGTGAAGAAATTCTAGATGATGGTTCTCGTAAAATAGCTAACGCTAAAATATACGCACATACAGTACGGCAAGAGCTGTACAATGAATACATGGAATTATTAACCTTAAAACTTGATACACACGATGTCAGAAAAATCGAATTATTACGCTAAAGAAGAGATTTCTAATAGCGATTTAGGAGAACTTAAAGTATCTCCTCGAAGATTCGTAATGCGAAAGCAGCACGAAATGCAAACCAAAAGCGCAGCAATGGAGCTTGGAACCCTTATTCATAAATTTACACTTGAACCCGATGAATTCATTATGGCAGACGTAGAGCCTATTGGAGGAAAAATGGGAGAATATATTCAAGCTTATTTTGAATTAGAGAAATCTGGTACACCAGAAGAGAAAATACCTCAAATGGCATATCAAATTTCAGGATATAAACCATCTCATTCTAAACCTGAAACAATTCTTAAAAGTTTCAAAAAGAAGCCAGAAAATGTAGCTTTTTATGAATTTTTAAAAGCTGCAGATGGTAAAATTGCGCTTACAGCAAAAGATCGTCAGATTATAGAAGGGTGTCTAACATCCTTAAAAGGACATGTAGTTTCAAATAAACTATTATACCAAAATGATGATACTTCTCTTGCAGAAAAAGAAATTTATTTCAATATGCATGGAGTAGATTGTAAATCTAAATTAGATAGAATTACAATTAATGAAGATACTAAAACTGTAACATTAGTTGATCTTAAAACTACAAGTAATCAAGTATACGGAGAGTGTAAACCACTTAAAACTAAAACTGGAATACTTCAAAGAGATTGGCATGTAACAGGATTTATGTATTCATGTTTGCAATATTCCTACTATAGACAACTTGCTTTTTATATTAGTGCTATCAAAGCTGAATACCCTGATTACAAGGTTAATGCTTATATAGTAGCAGTTGATACAAAAGGCTCGTATGATGTAGCAGTTTACCAGCTTCCTGCAGAATGGTTAGATGAGGGAGATAGAGA